TGCTTGGACTGTTTGACGAGAAGGTGGACAACAACAAGATTTTTGAACTTGTTGGCCCGGCATTTCAAACCATTGTCGGCGGCTTCATTGGCCTGCTTGCAGGCGTCAAACTGTCCCATGAGGAAGAAAAAAAATGCTAACCCTACTCTCAACCCTGATCAGCTTCTTGGCTGGTGGCCTGCCTAAGCTGCTTGGTTTTTTCCAAGACCGTGCCGACAAGAAGCATGAGATGGCGATGGCTCAACTCCAGATTGAGCGCGAACTGGAACTCCGCAAGGCTGGCTTTGAAGCTCAGCAGCGGGTTGAGGAGATCAAGGTAGAGGGCCAAGCAATAGAAGCAGAGGCATCAGAACGGGCCGCACTCTACGCGCACGACATTGCCATAGGTCAGGGCGCAAGCCAGTGGATGGTCAACCTGCGCTCTGGTGTCAGGCCCATGCTGACCTACGGCTTTTTCGGCCTGTTTGCGTTTGTTGAAGTCGGTGGCTTTGTCTATGCTTGGCATCGTGACATTGCTTTTGACGTTTTGATTGCTAAGCTGTGGGATGCCGACACCCAGATCATCTTTGCCAGCATCATCAGCTTCCACTTTGGTGGACGGGCCTTCAAGGGGAGCAGGGATTGAAAGTCTCCGACCGATGCAAGGAGATGATCAAGCACCACGAGGGAGTGCGGTACAAGCCTTACCGTTGCCCAGCAAAACTTTGGACTGTAGGAGTCGGACATGTTTTATACCCAGATCAAGGTCGTTTACCACTGGATCAAAGAGACGCTTACCCGCTTAAAGCAGAAGATAGTCGGGTTTTTTCAAAGGATGAGGTAGATGGAACCCTTAGTTTTGATCTCCAGCGATTTGAAGTTGGGGTCGCCAGACTTTTTCCTGTGGGTCTTACCACAGGTCAAAACGACGCTCTTGTCAGCTTTGCTTTTAATTTGGGTCTGGGGGGCGTACAGCGAAGCACTCTCCGTCAGAAAGTTCTTCGGGGCGAGACGCAAGAAGCCGCTGACGAGTTCTTGAAGTTTACGAGGGGTGGGGGTAAAATTCTGCCGGGACTAGTCAAGCGCCGCAACGACGAACGTGCCCTGTTCCTGTCTTAGGATGGAAAATGCCACTACAGAAAATTCAACTTAAGCCGGGTGTAAACAGGGAAGGAACCCGTTACGCTAGAGAAGGTGGCTACTATGAGTCGGATAACGTCCGGTTTCGGCAAGGTGCGCCAGAAAAGATAGGCGGCTGGGTACGCATCTCTGTCAACACGTTCTTAGGCGTCTGCCGCTCCCTGTGGAACTGGGTCACCTTCAGCTTTCAAAACCTGATTGGGGTTGGCACAAACCTCAAGTTCTACATACTCAATGGTGGTGCGTACTACGACATTACACCTACCCAGACTGTCCACACACTCACCAATCCGTTCACTACAAATGGCACTTCCACAGTCACGGTCGCGGACGCCACGGGCGGCTACATCAACAACGATTTTGTGACGTTTACAGGTGGAACTGCCGTGGGCGGCGTACTCATAACTGGGGAGTACCAGATAGCTGCCGCCAGCCCAACCGCATACACCATAACCGTTGTGGGGACGCCGACTGCGACCACGGGCGGCGGGACAGTCTATGCTGTGTACCAAGTCAATACCGGGCCAGCTTCTGTTGTACCGCAGTCTGGATGGGGTTCAGGCACTTGGGGTTCTGGCACTTGGGGAAACAGCGCAACTTCTTCGGATGCTATTCGGATATGGAACCAATTCAACTTTGGTGAAGACTTGTTGTACGGCCCAAGAGGTGGGCCTCTGTATTACTGGGACGCCACTATTGGCTATACAGCACCCACAGTCAGCATGACAATTGCCAATCCTTGCGTTGTCTCGGCGACCATCACAATCCCTGATCTAACAGCCATTGTGCTTGAAACCTCTGGCGCGTTGCCAACAGGTTTGCTGGTGGGCACAACCTATTACACCCGGTTTGTGTCGTCTACCACGTTCAACCTGTCGCTAACTCCCACAGGAGCGCTCATCATCACTTCAGGCAGTCAGTCCGGTACGCACAAGATATCTCAGCGTGGGGTACTGGTATCGCAGCTAAACGGGGCAAGCAGTGTTCCGCTGTCTCAAATAGCTTTTCTTGTCTCTGATGCCAGCCGCTTTGTGCTCTGTTTCGGGACAAATGACATTGGTTCTTCCACAACCAACCCGCTCCTAATACGCTGGTCTGACCAAGAGAGTGCTGTGGAATGGTCACCGGCAATCACCAATCAGGCAGGTAGCATTGCCTTGTCCCACGGCTCGACCATCGTGACGGCTATCCAGAGCAAGCAAGAGATTGTGGTGTTTACAGATGCGGCTCTGTACTCCCTTCAGTATCTCGGCCCACCCTATGTCTGGGGGTCACAGTTGCTTGCCGACAACACCTCTATTGCTGGCCCCAATGCGGTGGCTTTAGCAGCGGGAATTATTTATTGGATGGGCGTAGACAAGTTCTACAAGTACGATGGGCGGCTGCAAACCCTCAACTGTGACCTACTCAGGTATGTTTACAACGACATTGCCAGAGATCAGTTTGATCAAGTCTATGCAGCCACCAATGAAGGTTTTAGTGAAGTATGGTGGTTCTACCCCAGTAACGGCTCTTCGACCAACGACAGCTACATAGTCTTCAATTACTTAGAGAATGTCTGGTACTACGGCACTATGGCACGAACAGCATGGCTAGACAGCGGCCTCCAAGACTACCCGGTTGCAGCCACCTACAACAACAACCTTGTCCAGCATGAACTGGGTGTGGATGACGTTACTACGGGTACTGCCGTTCCAATCACTGCATTTATCACCTCGTCTCAGTTTGACATTGGTGACGGACACAACTTTGCTTTTGTTTGGAGGATGCTGCCTGACCTGACCTTTAACGGTTCCACAGCCGGGACAACACCCAGCCTGACCATGCAGCTTCTGCCATTGCAGAACTCTGGTTCTGGTTTTAACAATCCCAAGTCAGTCGGTGGAGACAGCAGCAGCGCAGAGGGGGTAGTAACGGCAACCCAGACGTATCCCATTGACCTAGACACCTACAACGGGCAGTTGAACATTCGGGTCAGGGCAAGGCAAATGGCTATGAAGATCAGTTCAAACACCCTTGGCACACAGTGGCAGCTAGGCGCTCCAAGAATTGACATCCGTCAAGACGGGAGGCGCTGATGGCACAAAAGAACGTAATAGCCCCCCGGCTACCTAGCCCACCGCAGGAGTACGACCCTGTTTACATGAATCAACTGTTGAGTTTGTTGCGTCTGTACTTCAACCAACTGGACAACGCAGGGCCAATGGCTGGGTCTACCCAAACTAACGGAACCGATGTAGTATCGGGCTTGAGTTTTTTCCCTACGTCTGGCACAGCCCCCAGCCTGCCAACAGACGCTGAATTTGCCAGCTTGCGGCTCGGGGACGTTTACAGAGACACCCAGAACGGTGTGATGAGCAACAACCAAACGCTTAAAATAAAGACTGCACTATGAGCCTACATCAACTAGCCAACCACATGTCTGCCCGAGGCAGAGGCCCGGACTCGACCCTTGTGCACATGTCCCCCCGCGAGGTGGAAGGGCTACAAAAACTAGCTGTGGCAAACGGTACAACCCTGACAATCAACCCAGACACAGGGTTGCCAGAAGCATTTAGCCTGCAAGACCTGTTGCCCACCCTTATTGGCGGCGCAGCCACATACTTAACAGGAGGTGCAATTACCCCCTTGATGGCCGCTTTAGGCACAGGTGCTGTAACAGCCTTGACCAGCAAAGACCTAGGCAAAGGACTCATGGCAGGACTTGGTGCGTATAGCGGTGCGGGGCTTGTCAGTGGGCTGGCAGGGTTTGGCGCTGCCGACATAGGAGAAAAAGCAGTTAGTTCTGCGGCAGCAGATGCAGCAGCAGCAGGTTTTGTAAACGGGCCAATAGGTCTTGATCCTTCGGGATTAGAAAGAAGCGGGGCAGACGCATACGCAGCAGCCGTGCAAAAAGGCGTTGGGGACAGAATGGCAGGCGCTTCTTATTCTGACAGGTTTGGAGCAGGATTGTCAAAAGCGATGAGCGACCCGATGGGTGCAGCAAACGCTGTAGGTGGTGGGAGTGCAGGTAAAGGCTTTGCAACGCTTGCAGGGGCTTTATCGCCTTTGCTTGCGGGTGAAACGGGTAACACAGTTCAAACGGTCACTCAAAGACGCCTTCCAAGACCAAAGCAACCAAGCGTTTACGACAACATGTCTCAAACATTTGAACGCTACGCTGCAAACGGTGGGTTGATGGGCTTGGCTAACGGTGGTGCAGTACGCTATGCGGATGGTGGATTTGCCGCAACGTCTTTCTACGACCCTAATGCAAACTTTATGGCTAGTAATGGGCCAGATGCAAGGACGCTTGCGTACATAAACGATAGATTTGGTACGAGTAGTCCTGCAGCAACCACTGTCGCAACAAACAACACCGCCGATGCAGGGGAGGGGTTTGCTGCAACACCAACACCTGTAGCAACAGCAGCCGCACCCGTAGCAGCAACAGCACCGTTAGCCGCAGCACAAGTGTTCCCCCAAGAAGTATCTGGTATAGCCGCACTCTCTCAGGCTTCTATTCCGGTAGCACAGGGAGCACCAGTAAGAACCAATAATGCAATGGCAAACAATATGGGTGCAGCAGCCACCCCATTACTAACAGATCAAGTGTATGACCTGTTTATGAATGTGCTGGATCGCCCCCCATCTGAGCAGGACATGAATTATTGGGCGACTCAATTTGGTATAAATAATACCAAACTTGATGCTAATGAGATTGAAGATTTTAAAAAGGCAGCGTCGGGTGAGATTTCTAAACGGCAAGCCAGCGACTCCGGTAAAGACTACATTCCAATTTCTCAACTTGACAACCTGTACATGCAGGAACTTTCTCGGCATGGCGAATACGGCACAGGCGGAAAAGAAGGCGGCATGGAGTTCTGGAAAAGAACTTTTGGGAACTACATTGATCCAAAAGAACTAGCTGGTTTTAGAACAGAGGCCGCTAAAGAACGAGCCGCCCGAGAGGCTGCAAAACTACCCACAGAAGTTACAGACCTGACAACAGCAGCGCCAATATATCTAAAGGAAGGTGTCGGCGGTAGCTCAGGTGCTGGTCAAGTAGGTGGTGGGACAGTTGTAAACCCCAACGGAACAATCACAACATCCCCACGCATACCCAACATTC